CACGAAATACCGCGGTTAATTCTTTTTGTAATTCGTCAATATGTTCTTGTTTTACATTTAATAGATAATCTTCCGACCATTCCGCTATTTCATAGTCAAGATCGCTATCAAATACATTTTCAATTACACGCTCCGCATCAACTGTAGGAATATAATAATATGGATTTGCAACCCTAACTTTTGTTACTTCCCTATCTGGATAAGTTTTTACAAAATCATCAACCGCATCCGTTATGCTTTTTTGCGGATATCCTACATATTCCTCAAAACACCAACACCATTCATTTTCATTTTTCACTAGCATTGTTACCACCTATTAGAACGGAATATTATCATCGTTCCCTTTATCATCTGCAAAATTATCGAAGTTGCTGCCAACTTCCGCATCATTTAAAGCGGATAACCCTACAAAACCAGCGACAACTTCCGTAACATATTTCTTTTGCCCGTCTTGCGCTTCGTAACTTCTTGTTTGAATACGCCCTTCTACAAATAGGCGATTTCCTTTTCTATAATTGCCAGTTGCTTCGCCCAGCTTGCCCCATGCCACGCAATTGACGAACGCCGTTTGTTCTTTCGTTTCATTTGTAGCGCTATCAATATAAGTATTACTTGCCGCCACCGTAAAAGTTGCCACCGCTCGGCCTGTTTGTGTATAACGTACTTCTGGATCACGTGCAAGATTTCCCATTAATTGAACACTATTCATATATAATTCCCTTTCTATTTTCTAATTCTATAGGGCAAATTTGCTTATTTTGCCCCATCTACTATTTCGCCCTTATGATTTATCGTTGACGGCTTAAAACTTCCATACAACGCATTTAAACGATTTTTTCCATTCTAAATAATTCGTCTAGCGATATATTTGATTGCATTTCATCGTTGATAGTTTCTTGAATTGCCAACATTTCCATTAATTTAAAATCAAATTCACCTCGTTCCTTTTTCTTGTATGTTTCCCTTCCTATACCGATATATGCAGCCATATCCGATTGCGTGAACTTTAACAATTCCCTACACTTGATTAAATTCGGAAACACATTATATTTCTTATTCACTCCAGCACCCCCAGAATTAACTTTTTACTTTCATCTGAAATATCGGCATCTTTAACCATGCTTTTTTAGGTTTATAGGCTCGTGCTTTTCAACTTCAACCAAATGGCCGTTATCTAGCATCTTAATTTCTGTTTGTTTTGGCATATTAAGTTCTGCACGTTTACGCGCTTCCATTAACAGGCCGTTACTTTTAATGCTTTCCGCAATTTCCATATTCCTTTGTTCGCGTGCTGCCAGTTGTTCATATGCCTTACAGAACTGGCTCATTGCGGCGCTTTCGTTGTAGCTTTGGCTATTGCGTGGATCAAAGAAACGCCATACAGTTTTAGCGGCAAGCCTTGTTATGCCGTCCAGCTCATCAAGGCCTTTTTCATAGCCTACTTGGCTGGCTTTCTTTCTAACTACTTCCCATGCATCTTGCGCTATTAAGCGCTCGTTTTTACAGTTCACGTATCCAGAAATTTCCGCCGCTTTCTTGCGAATGGTGGCAACGGACGGAAGAAATTCACATGTATTAATGCATTGCTTGATTGCTTCGGCCAATGTTACAGGATTAATATCCTCTAACATAAATGCGTACATCTTCGTTTTTGCTACATCAATATTCGGATATATCAATAATTGGCCCGTAGCCGTCAATGTTTTTGTGTTCGGCTCCCTCATCTGTTCCCCTTTCTACCGCATCAATTAATGCATTTAACTCCGCAACCTTTCGTTCTGTATCCGTCATTGCTGCCATTTCATTTGAATTGAGATATGTATCAAAATGGCTTGGCGCAAATAACGTTTTAGGTGTTAGATACTTTTCTAACTTCGTACCTTTCCACTCACGGCATTTTTTATCAATCACCGTTTTAAAATCATCAACGGTATAACCTTCTTTCAAGCGTGATCGTATTGCTTGGATATATGGTTTTGTTGTTGCCTTAAATTTCGAACCAGTTTTAAGATTAAGATATTCGATAATTTCAAAGTGAGATTTATCCACATCGTCATGTGAAACATGACATAGTGTTTCTATTCTATTCTCTTCTTCTCTTATCTTATCTATTCTTATCTGTGTATCCAGATTGTATCCATTTTGTATACATTTTGTATCCATGTAGGTATTATCTGGGTTCATCGGTCGCCCTACCACTTCATAAACCTTGTTTTTTAACTCTACGCATTTTGCTTCCGGTAGTTCTGATTTTGAGTAACGATCACTTTGTACATAGTTATGTATCCGCCAATGTCTAATGACAATAACGCCAGTTTCAAAACCAATTACAAAACCTTTTGCGTTGAGTAGTTTTAAATCATCATCTTTACACCCAGTAATGCGCATGATGCTTTTCGGCGACTGAATAAAGCCGTCATCATCTGCACGTAGTAACAAGTGGAAGTAAAGGCATTGTGTGCTTTGAGGCATATCTAAGAAATTATCGGTATCAATAATTTTCTTAGACATCATTCTTCGTTCTGCCATTTAATACCCTCATTCCTTTCTTTCAATACTTCGCGTATTTTCTTAGCTTCTACGCCATGCGCTTTTGTATGGCAATCACGGCATAGACAAGCCAGATTACTAAGATTTGATAAACCTCCTTGGCTTCTGAAAGTTATGTGATGAACTTCCGTAGCCATTGCGCCACACAAAACGCATAAACCCTCATCGCGTTCATACGCCCATTTTCTAGTACGGGCATATAGAACGTTATCAAGTTTCTTTCGCTTGTTCATTGTTCCCCCATTCATTTATTAATGAGTTGATATAATCATTATTTTCTAAAGGTATGTTTAATTGGTTGCACTCATCAACTAATGCATCAATTAAACGCCGCATTTCGTCTACTGTATAAACGCTGCTACCATGATAGGCGCGAACGATTGTATAACCTTCCGTTTTAGCTGGGCCGGAATCTTCTGCGTGCCAACCTAACCCGTGGCCGTGCCAAATTTCAATAAAACGGCCTACGGCATCGTTTTTTATTGGTAGATATGTAAAGGTACCAGCTTCTTGAATAACACGCTTATACACGTCATTTTTTGAAATGTATGAGTTCCTTGAAAGTTCATGTGCTATCTTTTCACATAACACCCATGCATATGCGTTAGCATTTAGCGAACGGCGCTTTACCTTCTTTTTGATTTCAACGATATATTCTGCTTCCGGATCTAACTTATTTAACGCTTCATCTTTCGGCGCGGGTATCAAAATATTCCAGCCAATCGACTTGATTAAATTGATACCCTTTGTTATCCACTTCATTATTCGGCGCCTTTTTCAATAAATTTCTTTAACCAATCCAACGCCGCAACAATTTCAAACTCATCTAAAAGCGCTAAACGTGGCTTTTTAAATTCCGTTGCTATATACTTTGTGATTTCTGCCGGCGGTACGTTGTTTTCTTTTGCAAGTTTACAAAACTCATCATAGCCAGTAATATGCGTTTCTTTTGGTTTAGTTGCTGCCGCTGGTGCTACATTGCCGCCCATTGTAAAACGCACGCTTCCTTTACTATCAACAATGATTAACTTGCTAATATTTCTATTTTCGTCATATTCAATTTCTTTAACTGTAAATTTTGCGTATGATTTAGGCTTTCCGTCTTTTCCTGTGTACCATTCGCCTTTTTGCAAATTGATATAAGTAAAAGGCGCGGAGTATAATTCGCGCCCAATACCCCAGTTAAAGCATGCACGCTTAAAGCTATCAGATGCTTGGCCCTTTTCTTTTTCCGTGTTGCTTTCTGTGCCTACATCGGACTTGCCAACCCATTCGCCGGTATGTTCGTTATAGATTGAAACTGTGCAGTATAATCTATCGCCAATGATCGTATGTTCACGCTTCCAGTTCATTGCGCCTACAACTTCATCAAGTAGTCGCATATCAACGCGTGCATCTTTATAAAGCAGCACTACCGCACCTACATTTCCATTCTTTTCGTTTAGCGACTGAATGCGGCAATCTATTTCATTTGCTTTTAGTGTTCTAAATTCCATGTTTCACCGCCTATTTAATATAAAAGTTTTGGTTCACTTTGATTTCTGCACCTTCCACCACTTCGCCGGATTTAATGGCTTTTTTGATAGCCACTTTATCGGCCTTGATTTCAACGCGTGTATAATCTGCTGGGATAACGTCTAAATTTATAATTTCTACGCTTTCAGATTTTTTATAGTAAGCTTTAAAGGTGCCAACTTCTAATTTTTCAATGCCTTTTTGCTTCATAGAATATTCGATGTTATTCTTTAGCGTTTCAATAGTGCTTTCTTTTGATTTTTTAATTTTGTTTAATCTATCAATTTCGGCCTTAATACCTTGAATATCGGCCTCAACATTAACCATGTATTTTGCCGTGTTTTCGATTTTTTCCTCAATAGATAAATCAAGCATTTCAAGTGTATTTTGAATTGCTTCGATTTCTTCCGGCGTTTCCGCTTCTTCAAGCATCGCCGCAACTTCCATATAGTTTTTATTTAGTTCGTAGATACTAGACATTTTTATTTATCACCTTTCAATACTGTAATAATTGCTTCTACATCAACATTTGTTATAGTTGAACCCATTAAAGAACGATAATTTCCCATAGTTATATAAATTATTTTGCCTTTATATATTGCGTATACATCATAAGTAAAAAGCGTTTCTTCGCTTTCTGCATCGATTTTTCTAACGCTAAAACCGATAGAAATTTCTTTATCTGCTATTTTTTCACATAATTCTGTAAACATAGCAGCAACTTCGGCGATTTGTTTTTTATTTAATTCCCAGTCCATTTTTCACCTTGCCACCTTAACTAGCTATCATGTATGATATAGTTAAGATGCTTTAATAACTCACTTTTCGCATCTGCCCTTTAGTAATTGCCGTTACTATTGGGCCTTTTTTATTTGGTCTATATAGATACCGCCATATAATAACGCTACCCCTAGCAGTCCTTGCAAAAGCGCTTCATATAACGTTATATTGTCAAGTTCCAAACTGCCCGGCGTACCAATTAATAATATTGCGCCTATAATCTTAAAAGCCGTTGTCATAATTCCCCCGTGATCGCTAGTATGCTGCTAGCGATTTTTTTAATATCGTTTTTTAGTCTTGCGTTTTCTTTCGCCAGTTCTTCACATTCTCTTTTTAACGTCCGGTAATTAACCGCATTTATTTCGGTTTCTAATCCGGCTATATTTTGAATTTCTTTGACTGAAAATAAAACGCCCGGTAATTTTGTTAGCTGGTGAATTGTGCCAGCATTGCGCAAGTTGTATACCGACGATTTAGAAACGCCCAAAACTTCGGCCACTTCCTCTACGGTATACGTTAGTTTCATTTTGTAACTCCTTTCATTAATTCAGATAAGCCACATTGAAAGAAATGTGCCACTTTTACCAAACTGGAAATACTTGGCGATTGTTCGCCGCTTTTCCAACGGGAAATAACGCTTTCAGAAATTCCCGTTTCTTTGGATAATCTATAGGCGGTAACGCCTTTCTTATCCATGAGTTTAAAAACATTTTTTGTTACTGTTTTAATCATTTACACCACCTTTTCTAAATGTTATACTTGCGATATAGCAAGTGATGATTTTCGACGCCACACTTGCTATATCAAAACTTCAAGACACTTACGATTTCATAAGTACCTTATGGCTATATTGTACTTCCGTTTTAGTAAGTAGTCCAGTAAACACTTTTTAAAAATGTTAAACGGTGAGTTTATATTTAGCGAGGTACATTATGCTATACAACAAAATTGAAGAATTAATGCGAAAAACTGGCGTATCAGCATATCAAATTTCAAGAGATACCAAAATTCCGCAAAGTGCATTTTCACGTTGGAAGAAAGGAGAAAGCAACCCAAGTTTAAAAAATATTAAGATATTATCGGAATACTTTGGGGTACCGGTAGGTTATTTTACTGACGGCGTAGAGGGAACGCCTAAAATTAAAACTACTGAGAGAAAAATTGATTTAAAGAAAATAACAGATAGTACATTGATTTGTTATTATGGCGATCGTGAATTGACGGAAGCGCAAAAAGCGAAATTGCAAAAAGTATTAAAGGCAGTATTAGACGATTAATATATTCAAGGGGAATTGTTAGTATGTTAAATATGGTTTTAGATTTAATTAATTCGTGCGGCTCAAATGAACCGCGCACCATTGCAAGTAGATTGAACATTAAAGTATTTTATAAACGTATGCCCGTAGGCGTTAGCGGCGTACTGATTAAACCGGAGATTAAAAAGGCTATTATTATAAATAGCCGGTTGAGTAGGCGGCAGCAGCGCATAGCGCTTGCGCATCAATTAGGGCATGTATTACTTCACAGGGAATACGATTTATGCGGGGTATTAGATGATGCTACCCGTGATAAAATTGAAATAGATGCGGATACTTTCGCGCATTTATTGTTAAATAAAGGGGTTTACCATGAGTAAAAAAGATGCAATCAACGTGGCGTTTTATCAAAGCATTCTATATCTTATTATCGGTATGATATTAGGCTTTATGGATTGGAAGGAACACAGATATATTTTGATGCTTATAGTTGTTGCCCTAACTATTGGCGCGCAATTTATAGCAAGTTATTCATTGAAAGAGTTAGACAATGCAGTTCAACATAACCATAAGAAGGAAAGATAAAGGGTATCAATGCATCGTATCGTATAAGGACGGCAACCGCTGGCGCCAGAAATCTAAACAAGGTTTTGAAACACAAAAAGCGGCTAAAATTCATGCGCAAACGATCATTGATAAACTAAAAAAGGCTATCACCATTTCAGATGATAGCCTTAGAAATATAACTCTTATTGAATTTTTTGAAATTTATATTAGAGAAAATAAGCCGCGTACGTTCAATACGTTACGGACTTATACACATGCATTTGATATATTTAAACCCATACATACTGAAAAAATAACGAATATTACGCCGTATCACGTCAAACGCATATTGAATGATGTATCACATTCAACGGCAACAAAAAACCTTGCGTTGGGCCTAATTCAGCGTTTATTTAGCTATGCCGTGCTTCCGTATAAGATACTTACACTTAATGAATTAAAAATAATACCACGATACACAAACAACGCACCGCCTAAAATCAAGGTATTAACAGATGAAGAAATAGAAATGCTTTTAACTGGCGTAAAAGCCGTTAATTATTTCTATTATGTATTGTTCTGTATAGCCGTATATACTGGCATGAGATACGGAGAAATAACTGGTCTTACGTGGGAAAATATAGATTTAGATAATAATACTATTAATATAGTGCAGCAATTCGCCGCCATTGGATACAATAAATATGCTTTAAAAGGGTTGAAATCTAAGAACAGTTACCGTCTGTTACCTATACCGCCAGTATTAAAAAGCATATTACTGGAATATAAAGAAACATGTACAACGGAACGCCTATTTAATACCCGTATTAGTTCCAGTGGAGTTGCTACGGAGATAATGAAACGGTTCTTACCAGATAATTCTATTCATGATCTACGCCATACTTACGCTACTAAATTATTATCAAACGGCGTAGACATAAAAACCGTATCGGCTTTACTTGGTGATAGCCTACAAACAGTATTAAAAACATACGTTCATTATTCCGATGATATGCGAAACAAGGCATCTGATAAAGTTGCCGCTATTTTTGGATAAGAATTTTTGACGTTTTTATGACGTTTAACAATAAGAACGCTTATTTTATAGGCTTTTACGCATTATATTATATATCAATTAATTATAGCGTATTTAATAATTTTTATCCATAATGTCGCATATCGTAGTTTTTAACTGATTGGCCACAACGTAAATTTTAAAATGCTATCCACAAAATTATATAGTTTTACACAAAATTTTTGCCGTATTTTTGACGTCAAATAAAAAAGAGGGGTACCGCTTATGGTACCCCTTTCTTATTAATCTAATTCAACAAGGCGTTTTAATTCGCCATTTACGAACCACATTTCGCAACGTACGTTATTATGGTCTGTTAATGTAGCCGTGTATAATCCGTCTTTCTTTGGTGTAATATCTTCCGCAAATTCATGTTTCTTGCCTTCAAATTCAAAAGTTTTCATATCATATGCCCTTTCATTGAATAAATTACATTTTACCGTAAACCGTACGGCGCGGAGATAATTGGATCACCTACCATTTCGCGATTGTATAAAGTGCGCTGGCCCCTTTAAAATGCTTCCCGTCAAAATGCGCTAAACCTTGAAAGTCGCCAGCTTGATAACCTACCGTTTCGTAGACTTTACCGCTTTCTAATACTGTAACGCCACCCATTATGCGATGTGCTTTGTTAAGGTTGATTTTATATACATCAATCTTTTGTTCATCGGTATTTTCTACAACTGCGGTTCTGTCGCTTTTTTCTATAGCTTCCTTTGGAATGTTCGGAGATTTATCTTTTATAGCGTTTTTAGTAATGATAGCCGCATCATGTAGCGTTGGCGCCTGTGTATAATACGTTGCTACTGGTTCAGTACTTTCCTTATAGGAAACAACTGCTTCCGCTGCCTTTGGCGTGATTTTCAATGTATCCGCCAGTTTCTGCGGGTTCCTTACTACTGCTTGATTTAAGATAACAGGCTCTTGCAATTTCTTTGTATAAGCTACTTTGTAGCAAAATAACCCAACTACCACCACCAGCAGCATAAGTGCTACTACGGTGATAATCGGCGCATATCGCCTTAATAATTGAATGATAGTATCCATAATTACCTCCTATTAAATAGGCCAGTTTAGAACTAGATCCGCATCAAACTCTTTACCTTCGATATTTTCGGTAAAGGTGTATTGCCATAAATTGGCCCCTTCATAGTCGCATTGGCTATTAAGTTGTGCGCACCAGATAGCGCAACCGCCTAATTGACTAACGTCTAAAATGTTTGTTAACCAATCATAATTAGCATATAAGCCAGTATTTACATATCCAGCTTGCCATAGCTTATTAATGAACACGCTACAGATATTTGTTAATTGTTGGCCCGTTGGCATACCACGTTCTGCCTTGTAATCATCAGCATCTTCCATATCGAACCATACACCCATTGGCAACTTATCCACAGTTAAGCCGGCATCGTTTAATGTATTTAGTACAAATTCGGCTTCATCTGCGGCGTGTTCTTCATTCATAGCATAGGAATAATGATATACCCCAATAGCTAAACCGGCGTTAATCGCGCCGTTTACGTTGTTATAAAATTCACTATCTAAATTGCCGCGGCCGTAACCGATGCGGATAATAGCGAAATCAACCCCCGCTGCCTTAACCGCGCCCCAATCAACTACACCGTTATTCTCGCTTACGTCAATACCTCGCATGGTACCCCCCCCTATAATTTAACTTTGTTTTCAATTTTTGTTCTAACTAAATCTAAGAATTTACCTAGCATGGCATTTCCACCGTCGCGTAGGTTTTCCATAATAGATAGGAATTCACAGGAACCCAAATATAACCAAACAAGCGAAACCGCGAATTGCTTTTGGCCACTCATTTCATCAAATAAAAACGCGGCAAGTGTAGCGGCGACGTATGTCAGCACTTTAAAAACAAAACCCTTTCGCATAAATCGACTAGAAATTAGTCCCTTATCAAACGCCAACGGTATTGCACGGTACTTTTCCCATACCGCAATTTCTTCGACGTTATAGCCGTATTCATCAATTAGCATCTTATAGGCGATTGCCGCCCATTTAGTGAATAAATCAACGAATACCAATAAAATAAACACGCCAAATATTTGAACGTGTTTTATACCTATTAGCCACATGCCCAGCGCACCGGCGCCGCTCAATAAAGTTTTTAAAATAAAACCTTCCGTTAAAGAGTTCCAACACTCAATAAAAAACCTAGTGAAATGATCCATTACTTACCCCTCATTTAACCTTACCTAAGCCATATACGCTACGCGCTATATTGGCTTTCCTCATATTAATTTTATCTAGTTGTTCCCTCTTTTGTTCGCCGCTCATGCGTTCATTATTAATAATAGCCTTAGATGCTTTATTCAAGTTCTTTAGGCTATCACTTGCATTTTTAAGCCGTGCAAATTCTTTGGCATCGTAACCTTCCGGCCGTTGCCCTGTTAGCTTGAACGCATTATGCAGTTTTTCTTGCTCTTTATAATCATCATATACACGTTGAACGCTATTTGACGATTGATAAGGTGCCGCGGTAAACCCTCTTAACCCCGGCGCTTCGTACCACTTTTTAGCGGTGTTATTTTCTTTTGCACCAGATGCCGCATCAATAGCGCTTAAACCCAACCCAGCAAGGCCGCCGCCGTACCCTCTTATTGTATTGTCTACAAAATACGGAGAAACGTTAATTTTATCGCCTACGAATTTTGCGACTTCGCTAGAATTAGCGCCGTACTGTAGGCGTGCTGGTAAATTTTCTTGAGATTGCGGAATAATATTGCGTTGTCTAAAGAACGAATGATTTGTCATATATTCAAGAACAGGAATTGCACCCGTAGGAATTAACCCCGGAGCCAAACTATCCATTACACGCTCGCCGTATCCTTTAAAACCTACGCTTTTACGGTTGTTTTTCGCATCGTCCATGTATTGTAACATACGTTCAAACGATGTACCGAATAATACGCCAGCTTCAAACGGCTTAGGAATTTTATACATATTTTCTTTACCCGGAATTATCCAGAATGTATCTTTTTCCCATTGCGGCAATTCTTGATATCGTTCATCATCTTTATTCATGTACCATAACAAAACACTTGGTAACGTAATGTATAGCATTGTTTTTACCGTCATACCGCGCGGATCTTCTTTAAACGCACGGGCCATTTTGTCGGCGCCTTGTAATGTTGCATTAAAGAAGGCCGTTATTTGATTTAGCCGTTTTGTATGTGTACCTCTACGGCTGAAATCTAGCGTAATATCACGGCTTTCTAACGCTGCTTCGCGTGCTGATAACGGCTTTCTTTCTTTACCAAATAGGCGATTTCTTAACCCGGTATAACCCTTTCTTGCATTGTCATACTCCGCCAATCGCGTTGCCATTTCTGTTGCTTCACTCATAGCGCGCAACAATTCAAGCGGATTTTTAATGAGTTTTGTAGCCTTACTTTCACGCCCCATAATATCGCGTAATTGGCCGCCTAAATAATCACGGTCTAACGAAACCATTGCCGCATGTGCTGCGCCGGACTTCATATATTCCCAGTATAATTCGCCTTTTTTAAGGAATGATGCTAACCCCTTAAAGGTATCAACTACAGGAATGAAACCATGCTTAGAATAGATAGACGCGCCTATCATATCGCGTACAGGGTTTCTCAAAATAAATTCTGGTGATAATGTAGCACCAGCACGTAACCAGTTAGCCGGATATGAAAAGATTTTAACAACCATATTAGATTGGTCTTTATCTAACATACGCATCGTTTGGATAAGTTCCGGTGTTGTTTCATATGTTACTTTTTCGCCGTTTTCCCATACATTAAATGTATTATCAGTTTTCGCCTTATTGCCATGTACACGTTCCACAATTTGACCTACGCCGTTTTTATCGGCAAGTTTTGCGAATGTACGGCCAACGTGATTGCGTTCGATTGTATTATAAAATTGGAAGGTATTTTTTATAATGCTTTCCAACGGATCAATAATATCGCGCGTACTACCTTTAAAACGTTTTACCGGACTAGATACATCAATAAACCCCTTGCCACCGGATAAGAACGATTGCATGCCAGCATCTGACATATCACGGAAAAACGGAATGTAATGCGGGTACATTTTGCGCATTGTATGATATGCTTTCGCCGTCAACATGCCCTCTTTAACTAACATTTGCAACATGTAATCTTGATATTTATATATTGCAACTGCTGCCTTTTGAAAACGTTCATTTCCGGCGTTCTTACCTAGTACGGCAGCATCTTCGGTATAATCAAACGTCGCTTTTTGTTTGTTCTTATGTAGGTCTAAATCATGCAAGGCTACAAGGTATGCGGAGAATTCCTTATGTTCTTTTTCTCCTACGCCCTTCAAAATTTCTTTGAGTGATTTTATACCGTGTTCCGGTGCGCCGTGTTCAATAAGCGTTTCTGCTTTACCTACCCAGCCACGCGCTAACCACGCTTGCATATATGGATTATCATCAAAGGCAATCTTTTCGCCTGTTTGGCGTTCGACTTCCTCAACTAAATCCTTCAACGGGTTCAATTCATCAATAGCTTTAGTGTATACATCATTTAACGCTTTTTTGATTACGTCTTTAGCTTCGCCACGTTTAACCGCATCAACGGCTTGGCTTACCTTACCTTTACTTTCAAACGAAATACTACCCTTTACACGTTCTGCCCCGCCTTGACGGTGCCACTCGTGAACCAGTCGAGATAATTTATTTGTAATACCGTTTAATTCCGGTTCTTTTGCAATCTTTTCGGTAAAGTGTTTGTAAAATTCCGGAAATTCGCGTTTAGCTTTCGCGCGATCACTTACGTAATCATGAAAGAATTCCGCATATCCTTCACCGCGTATACCTTCCATGCCTAACTTATCATAGGCTTTTCCGAAACGGTCTTGAATAACCCTATTGAATTCGTTATTAAAGCGTGGTTCATTACTGAATTTAAAATAGTTATCTACATAATGCCCTAATTCGTGCATGATTACGCGTAAATCGCCATAATTACCGCTACGAATTACATCGGTTTTTGTATTGTACCAACCGCCAACGCCTTTTTTACCCAATCGGCCACTTTTAACACGTTGATTAAACAAGTGATTAACTGCATCTAATATTTCTTTACGTGTTACATTTCGGCCTAATCGCTCTACTTCATCAACGCCAGTATGCGGTGTATCTTTACCCCTTACGCTATATTGTAGCGGTTCCGTAGGTCTAACACCTTTACTTTCCAAATAACGATTTGCCATTGCTTCGTTACCGTCAAAGGCTTTTACAAAGGCTTCGTGTACTTGTTCATGCGTTGCGTGTTCAAGTAATTGGCTAGGTTGCTGCGCGTATTTACTCACGCCACCTTCTGCCGGTTCCGCTTGTAACGTTTTAAGTTCTTGCGTATCGGTGATTAATTCGGCAGCACGTTCATGTCTAACACGTTCCATGTATTCATGGTTCAACGCTTCAACTGGTACGTCTAACTTTTCTGATAATTTGACTTTTACCGCATCAAGTTCGGCTTTCGGAATATCCGGCTTTGTTGCCCGGTTCAAGTCTTGCAAAATTTCCGTATTAGATTGTACTTTATTTTCTAATTCAGTAAATCGTGTTTCAGATGCATCATGTTTCACAACGTCTTTTAATTCATTAACGATCGTTTCACGTGCTTTTTGTGGTAGTTCATCAATCGCATTTTTTAAACTTACGTTTGGTGCATCTTCTTCATACCTAAATTGAGTGCTTGCATCGTTTTCAAGTGCTTTTTCTTCAAATTTAGGCTTTTCACCCTCTATAAAGTCAGTATTTACGCGGTCTTTCGGTTGAAATTCATTTATTTCGCCTGTACGGGCCGTTTCTCCTTCGCCTTGATAGTTTATACCTAAATCTTCGTTTTTAACTGATTTTTTATCGGTATTTTCAATCAAACTATTTAAATCGGCATGCGGTTCTTCGGTTTTTAACATTTCCCGTTCTATGAATTCATCTTTAAACGGTTCTTCATGACTTCTATAGTTAGGGTTTAACGTTTCATCTTTGAAGGATACATCACGTGGCCCATTTTCATATTTACCGTAATTGCCTTTAAAGGTATTTTCTGCAATTTCTGCACGCACTTCATCATGCGCTACCGCTGGGTCTGGTCTTTCGTAATGCTCACGAATAATTTTAGCCATTTCCGCCGGTGTTGCATCTGGTCTTGCACGCATTTCTTTTAATGCAGCACTTTCGGTATTATGTAATTCCCATACGCTGAAATCAACTTGCGTACGCCAATCCCACGGATCCAACCCCTTGCGTTCCGCGAATTTTAACAAACCATTTTCGCCGTTCAATCTATCCCCAGTAAATTGAACCAAACCACGGGAACCGTAACCGTCGCCACTTGTAACCGTTGTGCTAAAACTACTTTCGGCGCCAATATTACCAGTCATACCCGCCGCTTCGACGTCGCTCAAACCATTCTGGCGGTATCGGTTATATATATCCGCTTGGATATTACCAGTTTCCCCCTCCATAGGTTGACCGTTCAAACCGCCTTCGGAGTATTCGCGCGGTTCTATTGCGTTAATTGGTTCTTCTGGTACTGGTATATCTTCAAACGCATTATACAATACCCCTTCTTGCATATTCGGTTCTTCCCGTTTAAAACGTTCCCCGATATCCTCAAATGCATTAGATGCCTTCTCTTTGATATGTTCACTAACACGCCCTACACGTTCACCGATTGCCCCAGATACCTTTTTAGGTGTTGCCCCATGTATCATGCCAACCGGTAAAAACACATCATCCCATAAGTTAGTAGGATTCATGGCTATATTTTTGGCAAATTCCCCCGGATTGTCAATTAAACGTTCTACTGGGTTGGCAATAGGATCTACAATTACATTTTTCGCCGTAGCCACATATTTATTCCCTAAAATTCCGTCTGGTGCCGTTCCTTCGTTTTCTGCTGCTTCATTGGCGTTATACATATCCACCGTATCGCTTGCAATCGTAGGAGCAGCAAGTACGCCCGCAGCTATTCGCACTTGTGGCGGAACATACGGAGTAATTGCTAGGTATCCGGCTGGCTTACCAACGGCGGCGTTATAGGTTTCTACGTGCGCTTTACTTAACCCCGGCGTAGCGTATTCGTCGATAAACTCCCCGTTATCATCAAATTTAGAAAAGTTATCACCATTAGCATCAATCGCATTGGCAGCACTTTTAGAATACTCATTACCTAAATTATTTGATTTTTTTACTACATCATCTTTCCACGCCGTTAAGGTATTACCTACATTGTCGTTAATTTCTTTGCCGGTTTTATCAATCCATTCAATATTGTTTTTAACGCCATTAGCAACATATTCGGCATTATTTTTAACGCTATCCCAAAACGTAGGCTTGGGCGCGTTGCCTACGTCATAACCGTATTCGGTTGTAATATCTTCAAAGGCGTTGTTATTCCCAACTGCCTTGCCGTATTGGCCTGTAATATCATCAAACGCACCCATTTCCTACCCCTTTATATTTAATAAGACTTTAACCACGATTTATATTGACCGTATCCGGCCGCATCAAGTTCCGCTGCGATTTGTTCATCACTCCAGCCTTGCGCTGAAAGTTCATTCATTCGCTTAGAAACCGCTGCTTGTTCTTCGCTTGAATACGTAGGCTGCCGTTTAACTGTTGGCGCTCCAGCACCACCACCGCCGCCAGCAGTAGGCGCACCACTTAATGCACTTTGTAATTGCCCGTAATAAGGACTTTCTGTTTCTGCTTTATCTGGATTAGATTTAACCCATGCAGTATGCTGCGCGGATAACGTACGCAATACTTGTGCATTGTATCCGCTAGTACCAGATTGTGCCGGCGTTGCCGGTTTAACGTGCGTACCTACATATTTCATGCTGCCGTCTGTGCCAACAATATAGGTTTTACCGTCCGGCATAACTTTAATGTTTTTAGCACCGAAATTACCAATGTTTTTCATTTGGCCGTCCGGAGTCATCACGATAACTTGGCCGTTCGCAAATTGTTTTGTTTCAACCTTGCCATAACCGCCCATATCTTGAATAGTACCGTCGCCCATGTTGTAGCGTACAATATGGCCGTTTTGTGCGGAACTAAATTTATAATCCGGTTTATCCAACGCCGCAATAGAATTCAAGTTATTCATATCAATAGTGCCAGCGCCTACTTTACCCGCTAGATAGTTATATCTTGCAACGGCTGGCGCTAAACCTTTAACCCGTTTTGTGTTATAGGTATCTACAACCGGGTTGCCGTCTTTATCCTGTGTAAATACAAGATTGTTCATGATTTGTTGGCGCATCGGTTCAAGCACTTTTTCTTGATATTCGTTGACTTGTTGCGCATACATAGTACTAACGTCGTTTTGGTATTGATCGCTTGCTAGGCTTTGTGCCGTTTTGAAATCAAAACCCGCTTTAACTAGGGCCAATGTATTGGCCCCTAGTCTTTTGCGTGCTTCACTTGTTACGGTTGCTTTATCTGGTATAGAGTATTGGCCCGGCGCTTTATCCTCGTTGGTATTACCACTTTCTACCAATTTGGGCGCCCCACGAAAAGGGTTGTTCGCCCTTTGTTGTATCATTTCTTGATATGATTGCGGTACCCCTGTATTAATACCAGTATTGTTTAGATTTTGGAAATTCCATAATCCCGTATTTTGTGGTTGAGTTGGCGCCGCCTGTGGTTGCGCCTGTAATTGTTGTTGTAGCGTAGGACTTGGCGCATTAGCATAACCGTTGAAGCGTGCATCATTAATCGGCGTTGGTGCCGGTGCATCCGTGTTCGCTTGCATTGGTTGTGCTGGTGCTGCCGGATTTTGGCCGCCCCATAAGCCAACATTATTTTTTTGCATTAAGTTATTGGCAATAGGGTTATTAGAATTAGCTAGTAACTGATTGATTTGCCCCGCGCTATTAGGTTGTGGCACCATTCCAGCCGTGCGGTTGTTGTTTTCCATGATTTGCAGTGCGTTAGGGTCTTGTTCCCCGCCACCACCGCCACCGCCTAGCATGGATTGATAGCCTTTCGCCATTTTGTTATTTTGTAAAGCGCCTAAGCGATGCGAAAAGTATTGCCCCGCTAATTCGCCTAACGCCGCCCACGGTTCAAAGTCTTTAACATAGATTACGCCCATAGCGTTATCCCTCTACTTTCTCAACTTCTTCGGTTGCTTCTTCTGCTACTTTATCCGTTTTCTTAGATTTTTTTGTAGTTTTCTTTTCCGGCTTTTCTTCCGGTGTTTCTTCCGGTGTTTCTTCCGGTGCTTCGGCAATAAGTTTCAATTCTTCTTCGCTGATGCCTTCCGCCATAATGCCGTTAGCATAGAATAGATTATCACCAGTACATTGCAATTCGTATACTTGCTCAGTATTGCCAGTTGCTTCGCTGAATGTAACAGGTTCATAAGCGTTAACCGTCATAATAACATCGCCAACTACCAACTCACTAACTAATTTCAAGCCTTCCGGAGTTAATACCTTTTCCGTGCCTGTGGTTGTTACGCCGAAAGATACAGTTTCAAGGCGATGTGTTTCTTTTTCGCCCATATCATGCAATGCAATTACATCATTAACCGCACCTAACGTGATAACTGTATCACCATTTACAAACGCTTCAATAACCTTGCCACCTTCCGGTGTTGCAATTTCAGTACCCGCTACAAAACAAAAACCTTTCATAAGTCCTCCAAAGAAACCGCCCGAACCTTGTTTAACCACTGTTTGAGTTGGTGCTGCAAGTCCATAGCGTAATGACATAAATCTGTTAAGTAAATCTTCTTGATCTGCGTTATTCAACTGACTCATAGAGTAGTAATCCTTAGCCGGTTGAATAGCTGCACTTTGAGTAGTTGCGCCTGTATTAATAGGGTTTTGCGCTAACCCTTCGCGTTGACCTACTAAACCCGCTGCGGTGCCGGCGTTGTTCATTTGATTTGCGTAGCCTTGATTTAACAAGTTAGCTTGATTAATGATGCCGTTTTGTTGATTGTTGTAGGTATTACCCCATAACCCCATTTTTGCACCGATGCCACTTAAATTATTATTAAGTGCTTGGGTATTAAGCGCCGCCGCTTGGCCTAAATCATTTGAATATTGTGCAGCAAGTGTATTCGATGCGTTCTTGCTAATATCATTCAATGTACTATCTGTGATAGATGAATTCACAATACCGCGACTTGCTAGGCCAGAAACTACATTGCCTACGGTTGCCTGTAAATCATTGTTGAGTGCTTGACGTCTAGCATCTGCATAGCCTGTAGGTAGTTGGCCGTTTGTGATGCTATCCATTGCACTTTGATTTTTAAGCAATGCGCCGTTATATTCGTTAGCCAGTTGGCTTGCGCCATTGTTCATAGTATCAACGCTTGCCGCTAGTTGATTGGCGTATCTAGTATTATCCGTCAAATTCTTGGCGCCGGCAGTTGTTACCATATTTTGTAACGCACCGATTGCATTTTGATTGCCACGGTTAGCGCCTAAATACGCATTATACATATTGCCGTATTCTGGCGTTATCACGTTGTTTAAGGCCTTATCGCCCATACCTTGCAAGGTGTTGGCGCTTTGATTGGTTTTATTAATCCAACCCATTTGGCCTTGTAACAGTTGCTTTTCGTCGGTCGTTGCATCTGGTAGTTTAGCATCAATACTTTGTACCTTCGATTTCTTGCCACCGCCGCCAAATAATTGCAAGTTAAAAGTGAACATGCTTTTCCTTTCTACAAAGTTGCTTCAAGGTGTTTTCGCACCGTCTTAAGTACTTTGTAATTAAACCCATTGTAGGAATAGTCCATAGTTGGAACACGTTCCATGTTCCACTTTTTGATGAACCCGCGCACGCTGCGATGTGTTGCCGTTACAATTACATCAAGATCATTCATCTTCATTACTTCAACAATATATTTCCCTATTACTTTCATATCGCCGTATGTTTGCCAAATGGTAAAGTACCGTTCGCCCTCATGCTCGTTGATACTCCAGAACAGGAACCCCGCATTAGGGAACCATTTAAAGTAGTAGTTATATTTATCTTTGTAATTGTTGTTTTCATCGAAATAAAAACCTTCAAGGCTGATACGTTCGCCCGTGCGCCGTTCATAGTCTTTTATCATATGTTCTAAGCTATCAAGCTGCATTGTTATTCCCCTATTCGTTCGATTGTGAAAGTAATATCACCATACAACCTATTTTGATACCCTTCGTATACGCTCGGTATCGTAACCCATATTCTATGAATATTTACTTCTTGGTTGTACTCTATTTTCATAGGTGCTTCTTGGCTGGTACTTACATTAAAAACTTCGCTAGTTGTTTTTGTTATATCTATAGTTTCGCCCGGGCTCCCGGCGCTCTTTCGTTCGGTATATGTATAAGTAATTCTGTATTGCCCTTTAGGCAAGAATACAGTTTCGTTATATTCACCGTTACCCCTACCATTTCTGGCCCATGAAAACGAAACGAATTCAATTGGATCATATTGTATAGAATACGTTCGGCCGCCTTTTTCAATTTTTAGCGGTGTCGATGTATCACCATACCGCGCATAATAATCACGCCCGTTAAACGGAACGGTAATATATTTTCCACGCGTTACGCTTTTTTCTTCGTGTAGTCCGAAACGGTACGTTTGACCGCCTTTTTCAAGTACTAGATTAGGCATATTATTCCACCTTCAACTTAGCGCCATTTGGGAATGTTAGCGTATTATTATTTTCAAACGTTGCGATGCGTTGCCATTCTGTAGCCATATTTACATTGTTATCAAACCGAATAAACGCCGCTTTAGTATTAGCGAAATAAAGTTGAGAACCTAATATGCGGTTATCGACTGAATTCCATGAGAACATAGCGCCCGTTCCCCAATATTTAGAACCCCATATTGTGTACTGGTTACATTCACCAAATGTAAAGCCACTATAGCCAATACTATTTTTAGCGTAATAATCTAAATCAATCGAATTGCCAGTAATGCCCGGAACCCTTAATGTACCCGTCATGGTATCACCGGATTTTTTAACGTTTTGCGTTGCGATATTTGCCGTTCCCGCACTCGTTGCGTTGTCAGCGTTTAACGCCCTTGTTGCTAGTGCTACGGTATCGGTTTTGCGGTAATATACGTTATTCAACCCGTTCACGGTATCGGTTATTGCTGTTAATGTACGGCTAGGATTATTAGTAAAGTTAGCATCACCAGCAATCTTTTTGATAGCTTCCGCCATTTTATTAAGAATGTCAGTAAGCATGTAATCCCTACCGTCAACCGTACGTTTACCGATTACCGCATCGATTGCCGTGTTTAAGTACGGATCATAATACTTAATCGACTTAACACGCGTTGCATCTGTTACTACAATAGCCACCACTACGCGTAAAATGCTTTTCCAGTAGGTACCGGTGTACACATTCATTTTTTCGTTTGTAGTGTTGTAATACATTTTATCTGTTGCCGCTGCTGGTGCATTAGGCTGGCGCAACGGTTCAAGCGTTGTACTACCATAAGTTAAGCCACCAGATGCGGAGCGTTCAATATAAAGGTACGATGTACTATTAGCCGGTAGGCTCCATGCACTTTGCTTGCGGTTAATTGTTTGGATATAGTCAACGGCGCCGTAATCGTTGAACCCGTCCGCGAATGAAACAAGAACAGGCGTTTGACTGCCGTCAATCATTACGCTTAGGTTATCACCAGTTAAGAAAGCAAATTCACCATTGCTTGCCTTGCCACTTAAAACCCTATTACGTAAACCACCGCCGCCAGTACCACCGCCGCCAGTACCACCGCCGCCGGCTTTTAGTTCTATTTGTTGCGCAATATTTAACAGTTCATCGCGGTTCTTCTTGATACTTTCCGGAACTGTATCACCCTGTGGCGTAATATCCAAAGGGTATTTTTCTTTGTATGCCATATTTAAACTTCCTCATATGTGTAATCTAACTGGCGTAATGAAATAGCGCCCTTTTGAACATTGATTTTAAATTGTACATTACGGTTAGCACCGCCACCGATTTTATACGCCTTTGTGTATTCGTTGACGTTCATCAACGCTTTATAATCGTAGGTCTTAAAGTTCGCATAGTAGGTTTTAATCGACTTACTAGCGAATTCAATCGGCTTAGGTTTTTTGTTTGAAATGCCAATAGTACCATAGCCGGAAATAAGGTTATGCGTTACAAAGTTATAGTTCATAATCAATATGAATTGTCTTGTTGCCAACCTATTGCCGCTTACTATTGACGTCTGAATTTGTACATTATCATCAGTATCTATCGTTTCATCTAAGATGCCAATCTTATTGCCGTATGCTATGTATACTTCTTTATCTACATTCACCGCATCATTGATGTTGTACGTGAATTTTCTCGATGTGAAAACTCCGCGCCCGTCCTCATAGCGTGGCAAGTAGTGATATATAAAGACTGTATCGCCGTTATATGGTTTTATCCAAATTTGTTTACGGCTGGATATGTGCCATACTTCGCAATCTTTCGTAATGTACTTTAATAGATATGAATTAATGTTCAAACCAGTTTCAAACGGTTGTATTTCTGCATAGGTATTAGTAGGCACAAAAGACATAAAACCTTGATTGCCTAAATAATAGCTACGATCATCAATGCTTATCGTCGCACCGCTACAGTAACCAGTAGAAGAAAGCGGGTATACAGTTAAATCCTTTGCATCTGGTGTACCAACTATTTGATACACGCGCCCGTATTCCTTATATACGATGATTGCACGTGATAGGAAATCAACGGCAATAATGCTGCCTTGGTCTTTATAGCCAACGTCTACATATTGCGCACTTGATGCATCATTGTTGTTATGGTTCCATGCGTTGTAGTCACCTACTGCGCTCCAGTTCAACCGGTGCGATTTAGTAGAGGCAATGAGTACACGCCCCGAATGACTTGAAACAATATCACATACCGGACTTTCTAGCGTTGCCAACTTACCGGAACCCGAAACAACTTGTAATTTATCGCCGCTTGCGATGAGAATGTCGCCGCCAAACGCATGATACTTAGGCTTGTTTGTACCGTTCAATGCGCCTAGTAATTTATTAGTACTGAAATCAGTTTCATATAAATTTCTGCCACTAGAAAAGTACCATTTATGACGGTACACATCATAATACAAAGTTTCGACTGGTTGCCCAAAATCATACATAATACGAACACCCGGAACAGTACGGAGTGCATTATCCGTTCTATCGAATTCGCATTGCCTAGCCTGTGTTAAGGCTTGTACGTCGATATTCTCCGGCGGGTTGCTCCAATCAAGGCCCAATCTGAAACCATTCGTCATGGCTACTTGTTTTACGCCCATTATGTTATACCCCGTGCCACCTTAATTTGTTCCGTGATGTAGTCTATGAATTGTTTATCATAGGCAGCGTAATCCGTCATGAGTGATTTCTTTTTAACCATGAAAGATACAAGCTGCACTAAGTACTGATGAAAGAATTCAGAAAACGGTATTGTATCGTCCATTTCGTCAACGTGGTTTTTACGTACACTATAGAATACCTCTTTAACCGTTTGTCCGTCATAGGTTTCAAACGTACCGTTAATGATGCGGATAGGATAACCACTCTTAGGAACGAACCCCATAAAATCGGACGGAACGCCTTTTAGATTTGGTATATCCGTATTCTTAACTACTTCACGGTCTTTAATGCTAACTAGAATGGTTGTTAGCCAGTCAATAGCTGCGTTAATGTACTGGATATATTCTAACTGTTCATCTAGTATTTCGTTTGACTCTACATTAACCAGAGTAATCAGTTCTTTTACAACCATAGTTCCAGTACCCTTCCGCAATTACACTTTCATTATTTCCTAAACCATTATTGATTGATTGCAACGCACTAACCATATTGCCAGTAATACCGGTAATATCCATGTTCATTACACGGTACACGATGTAATCAACTAACAATGTTTCTAGTTCCGCCGGTAGTCCGCTTTCATCATCTAGTGTTTTATAACCAGCAGTTTTTATATAATCAACGGTTATTTTTTGCTCATGATCTGCATCAAATACCACCGTTTGTAAATTCAATACATGATACCCTTGCACTTCCGCATCATCTGCTTTTACCTTTGATACGCTGATACATTGGAACGGAAGCACGATGCGCCCTGTTCCTCTATCTTCATATGTGGCAGTTGCAAGGCTAGGGCAATATTGGCTAATTAAAGCGTTCAATAGGTGATTGCCTTCGTTGTAATACTCCAATAACTGGTATGGTGTATACGCTTCTTGCGATGTATCGCCTATTTGCATGAACGCCCTATTTACTATTTGTTTTACGTTCATATTCACCCCATATAGAATAAAGGCGGGTATTACCCCGCCTATTATAATTAGCGCTCTACTGCGCCACCAGTCATAACATTAATTACGCCGTAATCTTTACCGTTGAAATTGGTTTTTTCAACCGCACCATAGAACGCAATACCATTGCCAGCGATGTTGCCGTAATCGTCTGTTTGTTCGATGTGTTTCGCTGGTCTGGATACTGCGAAACATGCAGCCTGTTTACCTAATAGTAAGTTTTGGCATACGTTAGCACTAGAAGCACCGATGTTACCAGTTTGTACGCGTTCATATTCATAAAGAATAACGCCGTCATATTCACCCAACGCACCTGTAAAGATAGGGTTTTTAGAACCGCGAATATTTGCATTTTGTTGTGCAGCCAACCATTTTGGATCATCTTTTAAATCACGTGCCGCCCATGGGTGAATAAGCATAATATACTTATCCATGCCGTCAACCTTAATCGGTTGCACTTTCGGTGCATGCATCAACGCTTTACGTTTAGCGCGAGAAATAATAGTAGTTGTTAATTTATCGTTTGCCGTAATGCTGGATTGCGTGCCGGCTGCACTTGCATATAATACTTCACCGTTAGAAGGATTATAAGAAAGTCTAGAGATCAATCTATCATCTAACCAATCAGAAAGCCATTGTTTCAACGCAATTTTAATTTCTTTCAACATATCATATTGCGTTCTTTGGTCGTCAGCCTCATAACGAGAAACCGCATTGCGCACTAACTTGGTGTTTACTGTGAAATCGTAAATGTTCAAAGTATCTTCGGCGCCAGCTAATTTTTGACGGTTGCCTTCAACACCGGAACCGGTTAAATTCATCATCAAACCGAATACAACGCTATCGCCTTTTACGTTTTCTAAATCTTTGTTTTTATGTACTACATTAGAACCGTCCGTTGCAGTAAACTTATCGAAATAACTATCTTTTACGCCTTCATGCCATACTTTTTTAGCCCATACTTTAGGTACTAAATTTGCTGGGATATTTACTTGGTTTCTTTGTTCTGCCATGTTTTACCTCTTATAATTCGTCAAAATATTTGCGTACATCGTCCGGCAATGCATCAAGGTCGCCCGTGCTATACGCTTTCAAAATATCTTCTTCCGTTAATTTATTAGGTGTAGGAACACCACCATTTAACGCGCCAGCTTTTGGCAACGTCGCCGCAACTTGTAAAGGGTTGTTCGGTACTTCGGTATTTGTCGCCCGTTCGTTTTGCAATTCTGTTACAAAGTTTCTAATGGTTTCAAAATCGGCTTCTGTACCTTCGCCAATATCAACACGATAAAAAGCATCATTAATCGGTTGTGCATCGCGCATCGTCATTCCGTTAAGCTTTTCTAACCCACGTTGATATAATTCCCCAAAGTTCGGCAATGATTTAATTTCATTTACGAAATTTAGATTAGTTTGTCTTTGTTGATGCACCGCCATTTGCTGATTAGTAATTGTATATTCCGCATTGGCTTCAAATCGAATAAAATCGTTGTACTTTTGTACATCTTCAAACATAAGACTTTCTAAATCTTCTGCCGTAATATTAAAGCGTTTTAACGCTTCACGGCGTACAAAGTCGCGAATATTTGATACTTCTTCATCTGGCAATGTAATTGGCCGTTGTTGTGCTTCGTATTGTCTAGCACGTTCTTCTGCCGCTTTACGTCTTGCGCGTTCCTGTGCAAGTGCCACTTTTAAGTTGTGATCGTTCGCATGTGTTTCTTCCGTTTCTTCGTTAGTGTTCGGCGCTTCCGGTTCTACTTCCGCATCATTCGCATCACTTTCAACTGTATCAGTTGTAGAGGGTTCATCTGTTGCAGTATCCTGTGTATCCGTTTCTTCGGTTGTTTCGTCCAGTTTAACGCCCGCGTTTTCTAAATCTTCCGGAGTAAAACCAGCTTCTTCGATGTTTACTAATTCGTCTTTCATATCAAATACCCCTTATGCCTTTTAACGTCATTGCCGGACGAATATAAGAATATGGCAGTTTAACGCCGTTGCCGGGCGATAATGTATAAGCAAGCCTTTTAACGCCGTTACTTAGGGCGAAATGTATAAAAACGCCCCATTACGGAGCGTTTATTATTGTGTTGATAGTTTATATTACATAGCGCCTAAATCGTTCATAGGCGGTAAAATTGGCGGTGCATTTTGAATGTTTTGCCCTTTACCTTTCAAGGCTAACCGTTCCGCCATGATTTGTTGCGGTGAAATCTGTACGCCCAGCGTTTGTAAATACATACTTAACGCTTCCGCCGGCATATCATCAAGTGAACCACTTACGCGCAATTCTGGTAAAGCTGGCTTTTCTGCCGCTTCTTGCATGCGTTTCTTAACCGTTTCTTTTTCTGGGAAATCCATGAAATCAAGAATGATATCCATAGGAATATCAACGCCAGATTTCTTAGCTTCCAATAATTGGTAAAGGTTAGCACGTCTTGCCGTTGCGCTTGCTTGGCTAGTGCTGATTACGATATCGAAATCAAATGCGGATAGATCATACAGAACTTGTTTAATCGGATTACCTTCCGCATCACGTTGCGGTTGCCCTAGTGCATCGGTTAACACTTGTTCTTGCATAGGTTGATTTAAACCCGGTGCAATCTGTACAAATTCTTTTTGACCGTCGTCGCCCATAATGCGCATTGCTTTGGCTTCATTATAGAATTGCGGAATTAAACCCGGTGCGTTCTTCTCGCCCCATAAGAGTTTGACAATTTGGCGTTCTGCTTCTTTTGATTGCTCAAATATACCAGCCGTTTGAACGGTTGTTACAGATTGACGTAAATCAATAGCCTTGCCGCTCATACTGCCAACGCTACCGCTTAGGCTTTCCGGAGTGATACCGCTGATAGAATAGAAATCATTGCTTGATTGTTGTTCAAGCGCCATATTAATATTGCTATCCATTGCCGGAGTGCCGTCCATGAACGTTACACCCGGAGGAAGATAGATATTCGCGCCCGGTTTAGTACTATTATTTTTAATATCGCGCTTAACTTGTTCGGTTAATTGACCTTGCCAGAATTTAACGCCTAACGATTGTTGATTAACAACGTGCATGCGTTGGCTTCGGTTTTTATTTAATTCACGTTGCGCGTCTTTAATATCACGCACTACGCCAGCCGGTTCTAGTTCATCGTCTACCAATTCACCTGTGTAATAGCAATATTCACGTACTAACGGGAATTTGCCGTGCTTATAAGGACTTTCACCTTCTTCAAGTAGTACATCATCGGCGAATGTCGCATATCTGATTTTAGTATCTGGAATACTGGTGGGTTTCTTTCCTGTAGCCATTAATACAACAAATAGCGGGTTAGCTTCATCAATTAACCCCTCTTTTGTCATGAATACATTTCTTTTACCGTATTCCTTATACCAGTACTGTACTACACGAATTTTATTGTAATTATTGTTGTACCATAACGCCTCACCGTCTACTGTTTCAACTATACCGGCTTCTTGTTCGGTATCATCGTACTTATGTTTAAGGGCATCAATTTCATTAACCTTATCGGGGTACACTTGCTTTAGTTTCGCCGTGCTTTCCCAACTATAACGGCCAACATATTGCGCATCGCTTAAATCGTCTTTCTTACATTCCGGATCTATGAAAGCATCAAACGGAGAAACACGTTCAATTTGAATAGTACCGTCTAACTTCGTATAGTCGAATTCATAGCTTACCCAGTAATTGGCTAAGCCGCAAATAATCTTATCACGGAAGCACTTGCCCTTATTACGTTGATAATTTGCACGGTCTAAACAGTATTTTGTGATACCTTTAGCAACGCGGCTAATTCTATCATCTTCTTCACTACGTGGTAAAAAGTCCGGTTCTGTTTCATTCTGTGATGCATAACCGCATAACAGATTAATAACCGGTCTAATTCTATTAATTGTAATTGCTGGCCGTCCAGCTTCACGCATCTTCTTTAAATCGCCGTCTTGCCATTGCTTACCTTGCATAAACGCAAAATCTTCGGCAGCAGCCTTGCGCCATTCTGACGTGGCGGCTAATGCACTTTTTACATTTTGTTTTGCTTCGTATATATCAAAAGTTTGTTCTATGTTCATTACTCCACCATTTCAGAACCATAAATCATATCGTACATTTGCTCTAACTGCCATTGTGGCATCGCTTTTGCGAATTCTGCTAGTTGTGCATCTGTATATTTAGCCGGAATAATTACGCCCTTTTCTTCACGTTCGCCGTATTCCGATTTTAAAACCTTAAAGGCGTAATCACGTAACGCCCTTTCACTCATACGCCCCATGCGCTCGTTTCTCCTTCGCTATCGTCAACATATCTATAACCGTCATTGAATGGCTTTTCTGGTTTAACCGATTTAACCGGTCTTGCCATGCACATATAACGCACCGCATCATACGCATGATCTTCTTGCTTTGTATCTACATCTTCGACTTTGATTTTATCGTAGGTTAAAGCCGGTAACGTGCGTATTAGGTGTACGCAATTACTAAATATCTTTAGCTTACCTTCTTTTAATCGTTGATGTACTTGCATAAGTCCGGCTAATCTATCATTATCTGCCCTCGTCCAATACACGCCTTCCGTTGCAAATATTTCCGCAATCGTTGGCCCGTCATGTCCTGTTCGTTGCCATATAGCGGGGTCTGCTACACCTTGATAGTCTTTCAAATGTTCTATCTTTTGTGCTACTTCCCGCGCCGTTTCCTGTGTACCAGTATCCGGCATACCCGGCTTGCAACCGTAAAATTCACCAGTAATATATAACACGTCGTCATAATCAACCGCATAAGAATATACTGCATACGGTTTCGTATATCCCCAGTCCATTGAACGATACCGTTGCCAATGATGCGGAATTTCAAACGGTTCTATTACATGCTTATCGGTGCGGAATTCTGTAAATACTTGACCTTCGAATATATTCCAATCGCCGTCTAGGTACGCCTTACGTAGTTTTTCCGGCAGTGTATTCAACGCATCTATATAACTTTGTGATAGATGCGGGTTATCGCTTGCCCTTGCTTGGATATACGCTATCTTATCGGCGAACGGTTGCATTTCTTTTGTAAAGTTTCTATCAATGAATAAATCCTTAACCCACATATGGCCCTTGCCGCCGGGGTTAGTTGCAGCGATTAACTTAGTATCACTTATACCAGTCCAGCGTAAACGCATTCGCAAGAAGTCGAATACATCACGACTATTCAAGGTTAATTCGTCTATTGCTATTGCAGCGAATTCACTAGAAAGATATTTACTTGGTTTATCTAGGTTACGGAAACATATAACACCGCCGCCTAATTCATCGTTCAATGTGAATTCATGGTTGCTTTCTTTGTAGGTCCCTAACCATTCTGGAAACTCCATTTTGATTTTAGAAATTTGACGATCATCTAAACTTGGGTAATCTTCACAAAACAACCCAACGCGTATGCCTTTAATTCCTGTTTTGATGAACCAATCAATTAAAAGCCATATCAAACCCCAGCGGAGTATATACGATTTACCACCACCAGCAGCACCGCCATATAGTGTATATATGTTTTGCTTTACTGCACGCAAGAATTCTTTTTGCTTAGGTGTTGGCCGTATCACATCGCGAAACAGATTTGTTTTACTCATCTGTATCACTCAATTCGTTATTATCAATAACCAACTTAACGGCGCTTTCCGTTGTGATTTCCTGTTGTATCTTATCGCGCCAATCTTTAGAACGTCGATTTTTAAGCCAGAAAATCATAGCCGTTGTATTTCCTTCAAGTGCTGCTTTATACAATGCATTTTCAACTTGTATGTCTGCTTCATCTTTCCCTATTTTTAGGGCGTTCGCTATTTTCGGTGATTTCTTGCGCCATTCCCAAAGGGTAGTTATGCCAATACTCATATTGCTGGCAATCTGTTCATTTGTTAAACCGTTACGCGCCCAGCCTTGTAAAAGCAAAATCTTTTCCTCTGCTTCCCAATCCTTATATGTTGTTTTCGCCATTGTTTCACCCCCTATCGTAGTATGTTGTTACCTTTGCTTTTCATTCTGCCATGTGATCGCGTACAAATTCCGGCTACTTGTTTAGATGCGTGCTGGCTAGTGCAATATGTTTGACATAATCCGTCATAATATATTTCGTTGGCCGTACATTTGCCGCCTTTATTGTTAAGACATTTTGATTTTGTACATATGATATTCACTAGCTTTTCACCACCTTTTCTTTAATCACTCAAAACCGAACACGCCACAACAGATATGACATGGAAACAATTCGGGTTATTTTGGTCTAAAACCTTATAAAAAATGCAGCATGTTCAGTTTTCAATAATCAAATGTTCCTTTTATGCAAAAAATGAGATATATCGCCGTGGATATACCTCATATTCTGATATTTTTATTCATTTTGTTTGTATGTTCTATACAATACCGGCAATCTATGAAATCGTACAAGCAGTTATGTTATTAGGAAGTACATATTTAACAAGGATTGTATGGCATGTGTTCATTGTGTTTATTGAAAGGAGTTATGCCGGTACTGTATACAACACGCAAGGGGAACGGCCCAAAGTTCCCCATGTGTTGCATCATCTAATAGGAGAATTAACGTCAATGGCTTTTAAGCATCATATGACAATATAATTATACTATATATGGCGTTTCCGCTGGTTTCCGATATAGTCCGATTTAGTCCGACTTATACCGATTTAGTAGTATACATGCACGCGTAATATGTATGGTGTAAATAATACCCTACTTGTACAAGGCCAGCCGTTTTTAATTCTGCTGCTTGCGACTTTTCTAGGTCTGTAAAATACCGCGCATGCTTGGCGCTTTTGCCGTCGATGTATTCACGCAATAATAAAATATTGGTTTTCCCTTTGGTGCATGTGTTGATGATATCCGCTGCGGTTTCCCGTTCATCAATCAATGCGCCTATTTCTTTGTGTACTGCATCGCGCTT